CGTGAATTAAGGCATCGATGTGAACATCGGGCGCGGGGCGCGCCGATGCTGTGTGGTTTCACCAACACACAGTACTCCGTAGAAAGGAGCATATATGAGCAGGTGTGAAGAGGATTCAAAAGTTATCCCAACGATACAGCATAGTGAGCTATGCGTAAGATCGAGGTGGTAATAGTGCCAGTTGTTAGACCGCTAATAGCGATAGGAGATGCCGGTACATCAATCTGTGCAAGAAAGACGTACGTGGCAACTCCAGTCGTATTGGAACCAGTCAAATAAGTGACAGTATTACCAACGGATGTTACCGTTGGTGTGGACGCGGAGAACCCAGAACCAGTCAGTGACAGAGTTAACTGATACTGACCTGGAACCAAGATATCAATCCCATAAGGTGACGTGAAAAGCGTTACCGGTACACCTCCCGTGTTAACGATAGATGTACCCAACCAGTTAGAGGTTGTTATGGTGCCTAGGCCGGAAACCTTGGCTGACGTGGCTGTAGCATGCGCGGTGAGATCGAGTTGTGGAGTTATTAATTCCACTTCGAACTCAACGTGAAGTTCACCCACGGCAGCTGTGGTGCTTTGTCCTGTTGTTGCAACAAAGACATTACCGACATCATAGAGAATGATATCTTGACTATTCTTCAACTTACCATTGCGAATAAACCTTTGGTTGAATTTCGCCAAATCAGCCTTGTCACATGTATATGAGAAGGATTCCCAAGCGGGACCTCTCACTGCATTGTGATAAGCCATGATTTGAGTTTTGGTAGTTGGAGCTGAGTCCGCTGCATCAAAGTCGACTGCAATGATAACTGCACCAGCAATGGTTGTGGGAGATGTAGATTCATAAACGTACTTAAGTTTTGTGAATTTATATGACTCATAACCGGTTGACATGGTGGACAGCCAAGGGAAAGATAGAGGAAGTCCGGGATTAATTCCGAACTCTTGTGACGTAAAAAGGACAGAACCGTTTACTTCGGCGATGTACTCTTTATGACAAATCCTCACCCTACCATCACCATTATTCTTAGGCATGCTAAACCGAGGTTTAGTAAATCTTTGAATAATGCCTTTGGCTACAGGAGCGTTGACTTTGGTCATCCCATTTTGGGACACTTTTGAATTCTTTGGAAGCTGTGCTTTTGATTTATTCATGGTTGTAGTTTACTATACTTAAAGTTAATTTTGTATGGGATCCACTGATTAACAACAGTGGACCGTACATTAGGATTCTCTTATAATTAGTCCTACGGCTTACCTTCCTATCAGAGGAAGCGCACAAAGGATTACGTATAAGATAGAGCCGTGCGGTCTCTTGGCATTCTGGATAGCACTAAAATAATAGTTTTGGTCTTATTAAGAATCCTAACCCCATGAACAGTTTAACGACATGTTCGGGTCGATACCCAGGTTCTACTCCAGGTACTCATCCATGATGAGGCCCTCGGGGACTTTAAATTGTATAGTATCATCAGCCTTCTCCTCAACAACTTTAACTTGAAGATTAAGGAAAAGTTCATTCATCTTTTTATGATAACGGACCAAACCTTCATGGTTCTTAAGTTCCTTTCTAAAAGACTGTAAAGTCTTTTTAGGAAAGATCTTAATTTCCAGAGGGTGTGATTCGGTATCAATCGAACCTACGTTAAAGTAGGGACTCGAGTTACTAGATGGTATGTCCAACTGATTGAAATTGTTGGGTTGAGTTAGGGGAATAAATCGATAGAAACCGTGATGATACAGCTTCCTCTTCACATTTTTATTGATAATGGAATCTTGTAACGCCGGTATACGGTAGGACAGAGCCTTAAGTGGCTCGTAATCACTCTGGTGTGTCTTCAATAAGACCTCTTGGTATATGTATGACGCTAACTTCGATTGAAAATTAGTGAAATACACATGAGGTCTGATCTCAGGATGTAGCTTAAAGCCACAACCACCCAAGAAAGGAGACACAAAGAGAGAATATTGTCCTGCCTGTGTACACGTTCTTACGTCCTTTTTGTTGTAATGCATAAACCTTTGATGAGCGCGGTACTTGTCGTGAGCTCCACTTATAACTTCGTTATAGGTAGAGTTAACGGGAAGAAGTTCCTTCTTGCGCTTCCCCAACTTCGTTTGTCCAGTTAAAAGTCCGACATTCAAGTAACCAATTTCACTAAAACTCTCTGTGCCCCTGTTAAACAGGAAGCCCATAGAATTAATAGTGAAAAAGGTCTTATGGACGTAGTTCTTTCCTAAAGAAAGTTCGAATCCAACTTGAGTGATCTTACTTAACCAGATGCGATAGAAGTCATCATTGGCCCTAAACAAAATGTCGTCGCCGTTGATCAAGACCGGAAGGTTATGGAGAGCTATTTGTCTTCCAAAATACTCTTCCATAGCCGCCCAATACGCTACGAGGTTAACCGTACAAAGTATAGGGAAAGAGAGAGTAGAACCCATTAACTGACCATTGGTCTGCATAATAGGATCTAGATCCCCTTTTCCCGAAAACTTTTTCGGATAACTTATCTCTTGTTCGTATAGAACAGAGCGTAGTAAATCCTGAACATCATCATCTAGATCACTCTTACCTAAAGAGGCTTCAAAAGCTTCCTTAGTATGAATAATCTTTAGAGAATCAGTCGCTGCAGAGTAATCCCCTGAGACCCAAAGGTCAAAGGGTTTTACTGGTAGCAACGATTGAGGTACATCTTCCACTTTCGTGGTAGGTGTTTTCTCAAAAAGATTTTTCTCTCTTTCGAGAAGAGCGTAAAAGTCTGATGTTTGGATGGGTCGACCGGTAGCGACAAATTGTGGGTATTTCTGTAGATATTTCCACAATGCCTTTTGGTAGAACCGAGAGGCATAGTAAGAGAACTCGTTTCCTTTGGTAATTAAACGAACTTTTAAAGGTTCGCATACCGCGGAAACTGCGACTTTCTTGTGTCTGTATTCATCGTTAAGATCAGAATCAAGAGACATCAATCGGATATCAGTCATCAAGGAGTTAAAATTTCTCCAAGTTGCCTGACCGCGTGTTGTTTCTACGACTCCAGGTCTAGACTCGTACATTTCAAGAAGTTCGTTCTCTTCAGTGTCAATATCACCGGTATAGTTGTGGACTTTACGTAGGAAAGCTCTAGCTCCGCCTTCCCCCCTTTTAGAGGAGAATCCTGCGGAAGTAGAAGCTTCGAACAAGGTTGGTGTCACGGGCTTGAACTTCTTAAAGAAGCGATGATAATAAGGAACGAATTCCGAAAAATCAACTAAATCAGCCCAAGTCACAGGAGCGGCTCTAGGATCGGTCTCGGGTAATGATAGAATAGTGCGATGTTTGATCATCGCCTCTCTAACAAAACTTTCGGGAACGACCTCAGCGCCTCTCTTGACTCCTTGTAAGAGACCTTGGAAAAATCCTAGGTTTTTCTTATTAAAAGCCACAACACGCGATTTGAAGAATCTCTTCAAACGCCCGGTAAACAGAGAAGTATGCATTGTCTCTGGAAAAGAGACAGGACGTGCTGGCAAAGGATTTTTAAGAAACCTTGCCAGAGAATAGACGGTGAAGAACTTCGCATTTTTAACGAAGTCTTCAAGATTCCAGGAGGCCATAGATCTAAAGGCCTCCAACTGCTCATTTAAACTAAAGGATAGGAATTTAGGATAAGAGTCGAGAATGACTTCATAGTACGCTCTGGATAACTTGAGCGCATGAGGTATTACTCGATTTCCTAAACTCCATTTCTGAAGTTTTGGTGAAAAACGTGGAGACACACAATGCATCCCCAAAAAGGACAAACCCGGCTTTAGAGCTGGGATGTCTTTGAGGGGAATTAATGCATGTGTGACGCCAGTGTCGGGACCATCCCGACATAGGCACTCTAAAATCTTATCGATGAAAGTTAATGCGTTCATAACAACGAATGTTTTAACGAAAATTCTTTTACGAAAGTTACCGGCCGCGCATGACGCGGCTTAGGCGGTCTGCTCTCTGTTGCACTTTCCGTAGGCTCGCGCCTCCCAGGCGTTACCTGGCGCCTCGTCCTGTGGAGCCCGGAC